TGGTGGGGCTGCTGCTGGTGGAGCTGCTGCTGGAGGCGGTGGAGTTGGCGCTACAGTAGCTGCTGGATTATCAAAAGCTGGGGCAGCGATAAGCGCAGGAGCATCAAAGGCTCTAGCGCTTGCGACTGGGCCAGTCGGTCTAGCGGTATTGGGTACAGCAGCACTCGCCAAGATGCTTGATAGCGGCGGCACTCCAACATCTACCGCTGGTCTCACTATGGCGAAAACTGGAGGTATGAGCGACGCGAATATATTCCAGATGGAAGAATTCGAGTCTGGATTTGCTCCGCTGGGCTTTAAGCAGAACGCGACCAATGAGCAAGCCGAAGCGTCAGTCAAGCCGCTGCGAGAAATAGATGCAGCTCTTACGGCTCTCACGAAAGAAGCCGGGTTCGATGTTAATCTCGGCGGTCACACGTTCAGCGGTCTCGGAGTCGAAGGCTCAGGCCCGGGAACGGTTCTCGGCACGTTCGTCGAAGAGGGTAAAGAGAAAGGCACGACGATCGAGAAGCAGATGGATAACTACGCTGCCGAATGGGTTAAAGCGGTCGGAGCCAGAAACGGGATTAGCGATCAGGCGCTAAACGAAATAATCGGCGATGGCACTGCTTCAACTATTATGGACAACGTGGCGTCAGAGATGGGCCGCATCGTTTTGGCAGATAAAAGTAGAACTCTGCAAGATAAAGTTCAGACGACTGGAATGGATCTGGTCGACTTATTAACCATGAACACTGGTCAAGATGCTGTTAATGCCGCTGCTGAAAACGCGACGGCTAGTGTTCAAGCCGCAGAGCAAGCGATAACAAGTCTCACGACCGGAATCAATACTCTGACAGTCTCAGGAGCTAATAATGACGCCATAACGCTCACTGGCGGCTCAAATACTATAAACGCTCAAAGCTCATCGGCTATGGGGCCGGATCAATATCCGCTAGTAGGCCCAATACCTGGGCACCGGGACGGCTTAAATATGGTTCCATACGACGGCTACGTCGCAGAACTGCACGCCGGAGAGCGCGTACAGACCGCAGAACAGGCCCGGGCATCTGACTCAGTTGCAGACGAGATGAGCGGACTACGCCAGAGTATCGAAGACGTAATGATCGCAGTGGCGAGAAACACTCAGAAGCTCTATCGACTCAACGACCGCTGGGACAAGAACGGCTTGCCGCCAGTGAGGGCATAATATGAAGTTAATTCGACCAGTCACTATTGACGATACGGTATTCCAATCGTCTGATGTGCCAGAGAATGATTACACGGCATGGGCTGGCGGCACGACTTATGCTGCTTCCGACCGGGTTATCGTTACAACTGGGTATCATAAAATATATGAATCCGTTCAGGGTTCGAATGTCGGAAATGACCCAACAACTGATGACGGAACATGGTGGATCGAAGTCTCTAGCACTAATCGCTGGAAAATGTTCAATGCAGTAGTTCAGGAGCAGACCGTTCAGGCAGCGCAGATAGTTACGACGCTGCAATCTTCGACAGTGGTGAACTCGATGGCGTTTCTGAATGTAGAAGCGACAACGATCGAGATAACCGTGACAGATTCAGTTGAAGGAGTTGTCTACGACGAAACTTTCAATATGACGAGCTATTCTGGTATTCAGGACTGGTATTCATACTTTTTTGAGCCGATTATCCGAAAAGATCAACTCGCCATAACAGATTTGCCGCCATACGCGAATGCTGAAATAGAGATTACTATCAACTCCAGCGCAGACGCAAAGATAGGCGCTCTGGTAATGGGACAATTTGCTAATCTTGGTCTATCTCAGCATGGGGCAAGTTTATCAATTATAGACTATTCAACAAAAACGACAGATGCGCAGGGTAGAGTGACAATTACCGATGGGCCGTATGCTGACAAAATGGAAGTCGATGTGGTTCTTGATACATCCGCAATAGGTCAAGCAAACGCGACCCTTTCGTCACTGAGAACTACTCCAGCAGTTTGGATAGCTGAAGATAACAACGACGATCTGGTCATCTACGGCTATTACCGCGAATTTGATATAATTCTATCGAATCCAACAATTTCACGAATCTCGCTAGAGATCGAAGGACTGGTTTAAATGACAATACCAACTATAAGTACGCTCCCGGTAGCGCCAGCCAGAACTGATGCTCCGGCGACGTTCGTTACCCGGGCAGATGCTTTTCTCGCTGCAATGGTAGTAATGCAGGGTGAGTTAAATACTAGTATCGGCGCAATGAACACAGACATCGCAGGAGTGAATGCCGATGCAACTACCGCATCTAATGCTGCAAGTGCTGCGGCTGCTAGTGCTGCGGCGTCTGCGGCATCGGCAGGGGCAGCTCTCTGGGTAAGTGGACAAACTTATGCAGCAGGATCGGCAGCAATATCTGGCATTGATTTCCAGACTTATAGGGCTATAACCACAACATCTGGCACGACCGATCCGAGTGCAGATTCAGCAAACTGGGTTAAAATATCAGGAACTCTTAATAACGCAGACGGCGGATTTGCTAATTCCGCTTATCTCGCCACACAATCAATTGATGGAGGTACAGCATAATGGCTGACTTAATACAGATTAGACGCGATACCGCAGCCAACTGGACTTCGGCGAATCCTACGCTTGCGCAGGGAGAACTTGGAATCGAAACTGATACTAGCAAAGTTAAAGTCGGAGATGCTTCGACTACTTGGACTGGTCTATCGTATCTTATTGATGTTGGTGGTTATCTTACAGCGACTAGCACTAACACGCTTACAAACAAGACCATACGCGACACAGTATATGCTCTGTCAGGCACAGCTTTTGACGCGACTAATGGCGCAGTACAGACCAAGACTCTAGCGGCTAACACGACCTTTACAGACTCGCTAAGCTCTGGTGACGCAATTGTCTTACAGCTCGAAGCAGGTGCTAGTTACACAGTAACGTGGCCTACAATGACTTGGGTGACTTCTGGTGGAAACGTAGCACCTACATTGACTGCTGCGGACACACTGGTGTTCTGGAAAGTCTCTACAACTCTCTACGGTGCATACACTGGCAGCTACGTTTAGGAGTAACGCATGAGCAAATTAACTAAAGCTCTAACAGCGGCTGCGGGTAATGCAGGTGGTGGCGCATTGTATGCTGAGGATGTCTTCTCGACTTATTTGTATACTGGTAACAGCTCTACTCAGACTATCACTAACGACATTGATTTGGCGGGTGAGGGTGGTTTGGTTTGGCTAAAGAAACGCAATGGAGCGTCAAACAACATTGTAAGCGATACCGAAAGAGGTATAACGAACACGCTCAACACTGATGGAGCTAATGCACAAAACACCATCACTAGTACTGCTGTTTCAAGTGTGCAATCCGATGGATTTACTTTACAAAATAACGGAGACACTAACCAAACTGGTGGCACCTACGCCTCATGGACATTCCGCAAGGCTGAGAAGTTCTTTGATGTTGTGACTTATACTGGGGATGGTACAGCGCAAAATATAACGCATAATCTTGGTTCTACTCCTGCTGTTATATTTGTCAAACAAACATCGTCGACATCGAACTGGTCGGTATATCATTCTAGCTTAGGCGCAACCCAAGTAATATTTTTAAACCTTACCAACGGCGCGTTTACTTCAGGTATTGATAATTGGAACTCTACAGCTCCAACAGATTCACAATTTTCAGTAGGGCCTTCAACTGCAACAAATACATCTGGCGAAACATACGTCGCCTACCTATTCGCCTCAGACGCAGGAGGCTTTGGAGACGATGGCAGCGAGAGTATTATTAAGTGTGGAGAGTTTTCAGTTGATGGCTCTTATGAGGCAGACGTAGAGTGTGGATTTGAGCCTCAGTGGGTTTTAATTAAACCTGCCGAAGACAGTGGTAGTTGGCTGTTATTTGACACAATGAGAGGCGCGCCTGTCGGTGGAGATGCTGCGTGGCTTGCTCCTGATTTAAGCCAACAAGAAGCATTCACAGCAAACAGGTTTAATCCTACGGCAACAGGTTTTCATATTGGAAACTACGGCATTACCGCAGGCAACAAGATAATCTACATAGCCATACGCCGCCCAATGAAGACTCCTGAGTCGGGGACTGAGGTTTTTAGTCCTAACATTTGGACGGGGGACGGTAGCCCAGAGGTGATTACAACAGGTTTTTCACCAGATGTGTCACTTGGAATCAACCGAGGTGCTGTACACGCCTCAACCTATCTAAGTAGCCGATTGACGGGTATGGGTAGTTATCTAAGTACAACCACCACCGCTGCGGAGAATTCCGACACAGCTAGTGTTCTTTCGATGGATGGCATTACTATTAATAGCGGAAATCTTACCAGCGGTTTTGGGGGTGGGCAGACTTATGTTGGGGAATTTTTCAAACGCGCCACAGGCTTCTTTGATGTGGTGGCTTATACTGGTACTGGTGTTGCAACTACTCAAGCACATAACTTGGGTGTAGCGCCTGAGTTGATGATTGTTAAGCGAAGAAACGGCACTGGTCAATGGAGTGTTTATCACAGTGAATTAGGCGGAGGGTATTATTTAAGAATAGCTCCTTATGGTACGGATGCCGCCGCTCCAAATACTCAGTTTTGGAATAATACTGACCCAACAAGTTCAGTTTTTTCTGTGGGTAGCAGCAGTGACACAAACGGCAGCAGCAACACATACATATCCTACCTCTTCGCCACACTAGCAGGAGTAAGCAAAGTAGGAAGCTACACAGGCACAGCCGCTGACTTAAACGTAGACTGTGGATTTAGCGCAGGTGCTAGATTCATTCTCATCAAGCGTACAGACTCTACTGGCGATTGGTACGTTTACGACAGCGAGAGAGGCATTGTTGCAGGTAACGACCCGTATCTCTTGCTGAACTCCACAGCCGCAGAAGTCACATCTACAGACTACATAGACCCACTCTCTAGTGGATTTACAGTAACATCATCTGCTCCTGCTGCGCTTAACGCCAGTGGCGGCACTTACATCTTCTTAGCAATAGCATAGGTGACATAATGGAATATCGTATTCAATCAACTGGCGAAGTCAAAACTCAAGGCGAAGTCAGAAGAATGCACAGCAACACATCACTGCCACGAGTGTGGGACGCTAACGTCTGCTCAGCTCTTGGTATAGACCCTGTACTCGAAGCGCCTAAGCCAGAAGTCACAGGCTATACACAGGCAGTCAGAGACGGTGTTACACAGGACGCTAACGGCAACTGGGTACAGGCTTGGGCAGTGGTTGATATGTTTAGCGACTACACTGACGACGAAGGTGTGACGCACACAAAAGCAGAGCATGAGGCGGCTTATCAGGCTGATCTTGATGCTAAGGCTGCGGAGTCTGTACGCACACAGCGTGATGCTAAACTAGCCGAGTCAGATTGGATGGTTATCAAGTCTGCCGAAACTGGCGTAGCATTAGCAACAGAGTGGGCTGCATACCGTCAAGCATTGCGAGACATTACCGAGCAAGATGGATTCCCAGTGAATGTTGAATTTCCTGCCGAGCCATGATGCTAAGTCTCATCTCATCGCTAGTCGCCCCGGTCTCTGGATTACTCGATAAGTTTATCGAAGACAAAGACCAGCGGGCGCTACTGGCTCACGAGATCGCTACACTTGCCGAGAAGCAAGCTCAGGAGCAGATCGTCGAG